TGAATTGGCCCAGTACTTGGGATTTTCTACAAGCTATTTTAGAGAACGCAAGGCCAACCCATGTAAACTGACAATAGAAAAGCTTCAGATACTTCTGGAGCTGACCAAAAAGGAGATGAAATTTAGTGAAACAGCTTGAATACATACCTGTTGGGAAAACACACTTAAGCCCGCGGCAGAAAGACCGTATGATTATTCGCGGTTTAACCGCTGCGGTGATGGTCTTAAGCGGATTGCTGGTGATATGCGTGGCGGTGATATTATGAGCCGCCGCCGGAATGGCACCAACCGGGCCGGGGCAATGATAAATGCCAGTCGGTACACCGGATATGGTAAGCCAATAAAAAAGGTCGTCAGCTTGACAGAGCTAAACGACCGGATACAAAAAATAACTCAGTCTGATTATATCAGAGATTATGGAGGTTTGCAAGATGGAAGAAAGAACAGTTGAAATTTCTGACAATGAATATAGAAAGCTTATTGAGCTTGAAGGTCGGGTAAATGCAGCTTTGGTTTTTTTGGATACAGATGAATATGCCCAGCGTAATGTGCTGGTCGGTATTTTGAGAGGCGTACCGGTTAAAGTTCCTAAGGATAAAACACATGATGAATAATTCTAAATGTGATTCTTGTGGATGTTTTCTTGACCCGGAACATTGGAAAGAATGTGATAAATGCAGGGGGAAGGACAGAGAACGTCATAAACAGCATTATAAGGAGATTATAAAACATGAATCTGGAACACAAGACGATTGACGGTACTGCAATGGTATCTTATCTCCGGGATAGACAGTCACTCTTGCCTATTGGAAGTGTTGCAAGAAAGGAGCTTGAAATGGCTATCCTCTATATAGTTGGAACGCTCATGAAGGAGGAAAAAGATGGGGAATCTTGATTTATACGAAAAGGTCCGTTCTGTCCCGGATAGCGCCAAGAAAACCATTAAGGGAGGCCGTACCAGCGGTATGACCGATATTAACCCCATGTGGCGCATAAAAGTCCTTACTGAGCAGTTCGGGCCATGTGGGATAGGATGGTACTACATCCCAACGAGGCAGTGGTTGGAAACAGCAGGTAATGAGATAGCAGCTTTTGTAAATATTGAATTATACATAAAGGTTGATGGGGAGTGGTCTAAACCAATCGCTGGGAACGGCGGGAGTATGTTCGCATCAAAGGAGAAGTCTGGAATATATGTATCTGACGAATGTTACAAGATGGCAACAACAGATGCTATATCGGTAGCGTGTAAGCAGCTTGGGATTGGCGCGGATGTTTATTGGGATTCAGACCGAACTAAATACAATAAACAGAATAATCCTGATTTGATTAATGAATCCGATATCAATAAAATATTTCTGGAACTGAAACGGACGGGAATAGGAATTAAAAATGTGCTATCGAAGTATGGATTAACTGATATCCATGATATGACCAGTTCTCAGGCGAATGAAACAATTATAAAGCTGAAAAAGAATCCAGATAAAGAGTCAGCAACCCAGCCTCCAAATGGTATGCAGGATAGTGGGCTTCCCTGGAATTAAAGAGGTGATTATATGCATGAGTCAGCGGATATAACAGCATACAAGCTGGTTCCTGAGGGGACATATTTACAGATATTCATTCCTGGAAGAAATCTTATGGAACCGATTATTGAGAAGCACATGAATTGTTGCAGCATATGGCTTGACGATGGCAGACACATCAGTTCCGACCAGCGCCGAAAGATTTATGCCACGGTCAATGATATATCGGCTTACTCCGGGAATGTGCCGGAGGTCGAGAAAGAATGGCTTAAGTATTTACATATCAACCGGACCGGATGCGGATATTTTTCTCT